CTAGTTCAACTGCATCTAGCCACTTGCGATAAAGTTTACCGCCTGACTCAATGATGACATAATTGCTTCCAAGCTTGGTAACACGACCCAACTCGTCAGTACCCAAGATAGCAACACTATCACCAATACTATAAAGGTTTCCTTTAACATATTTCTCCCTCGTTTCTGAAACGGGGTCGAGGTTTAATTTATTAAAATATTCTTTTTGTTGTTTTAGTCCCATACCTTTTCGCACTTCGTTATAAACTCTTTTTGCGTCAGAGTTAGATACGTTCCTTGGTAAACCCTGAGAAAATTGTGTAAAGTTACCATCACTTGCAATCTTTCTCATTTTTGATGCTGACATTCCTGAGACATCATCAGCATCAGGGTCCCTCTCCCCGGCTGACACGACATTAATTTTATTAAAATTATAGAGCCCGTGCCTACTTTTAACACCATTATATTTATTCAATAGTGTTTGGAATTCGTTGACTCTATCAGAGCCAACCACCATGTTGATATTTTTATAACCTTCATTATATAATTTAGTAACGGCATCAAATACACTCTTAACTTTTTTATCAAGAATGACTTGCCTTGCGTGCTTAGGAAAAAACTTTCTTACAGTCTTTACTTTAAAATTATAATCAAGCGGATTCTTTTTGCTGTCCATGCTTTGTGTCAAATAAACTCTATAAGGGTTCCTTCCAGACTTCTTAGATAGTTCATTCATCAATTTTTCATGACCAGTGGTTGGAGGATTCATACGACCAAATGTAAAGTAAATGGTCTTATCTTCCTCAATCAAAAATGATTTAAATGAATTTATCATTAACCTTTCTTTCTTTGTACTTCTTTTTTTCTAACGTCTTTAAATATACGTTTTGCTATTCTTTGAATTCTTGCTTTTAAAGCAGGTTTGTCAAGTCTCTTTTCAATCTCTTGTTTTCTTGCAAATGTAAGTTCTCTTTTTGGTATTCCTCTTGTTAACTTCTTTGCAAGTTGATTACGAGCCTGTCTCATTGATCTTTTTTCAAGAGTCTTTTTGTTAGCCATTTTTCTTCTGGCTCTGTCTCTACCTATCTTGATTCTGGCCTTTAGTCGTTTCATTAAACGACCACGCTTCATTCTTTGCTGTAACGTTAAAGCTTCTTCAACATTCTCTTCATAGATCTTATCCATTTCTTTTTTAACTTTAGGATCTTTTAGAAGATCTTTTGAAATTTTTTGAATAGCTGTCTTTTTATCAATTTGAGATCTCATGTTGAATCTTTTATCTCTTATAATCTTCAATGCAGCTTTAACTTGGTCTGCTGCAGATAAATTCCTTACTGCTTCATCAACTGATTCTTTATGAATATCCATTCTTGTTCCAGATTGAGTCTTAACGTAATTCTTTACTTTATAACCATGCTTCTTTGCAAAGTCTTGTCCATCTTTCTCTTTATGATAACTTTTCATATGTAGGTGTAAATGTTTATCACCTGGTTTTTTAATCATACTTGGAATCTTTTTAACACTCATACTTCCATCAGAGTGTGTTTGAGCATCACGATGTGCATCACTATGATTGATAGCTTCTGTTTGTTCTCTTCTTGGAATTCTTCTTGTAGGCATCGATCTTGCGGAACCTCGGTGTGTTAATTTAATATCACCCTTAAGACCTTTTTTTCTGAGTTTTTTAATAGCATCTTCAGGAGTTGTAGCATGAACGTTACCGCTCATATCCTTATGACCAACTCTATAAACCTGCATTTGTTCTTTCTTAATAATTTCTTTATCAGTCTTAACCATTCTGATTCCGACTTTACCATCAGGTTTAATATATTTTTCTGGCTTTCTATCTGCACTATGTACAGCATCGTTCATCTTTGCAAATGCTGCCTTACGATTTGCATCAGTCTTAAATCCAGCATTTAAATCATCTTTGGCTTTAGTAATAACTTTCTTACGCATAAACTTACTTACGCCTCTTTTACCTTTGACTGGTACTTTTAAATTTGGAAGTTTCTTATCCGACTTCATTGATAGTTCATTAACTATGTCGAAAAAAGATTTTAATTGGGTCATATCAGTTCCTCCCTGGTTTGTCCCATCCTTTTAATATATCTGGTGAAAAGTTTGCGTATGAGAACTCCATACGGTCCACAATTTTCACTGCATCACCACCAAGTTTGTCAATAGCAACGTATCCTTCTTGACCTGTAGTCTTATAACCATTTCTTGTCTTTAAGAACGTTTTAGTACTATTTAACTTATTAAGTATATTTATAAGTTTTAACTTCGCTAGAACTATAACTTTTTGCATTTCAAACATCATCATTAAGCTAATTTTATTTTGAGGTGAAAAGAATTTTAATAACTCATCAAGTTTCTTTTGTTGGCCTGCTTTGCCTCTATCAGTCTTTCTTTTATCAATCTCTTTCTGATACTTCTGTTGTATGTATCGTATTAATTTTTCAACGTGGGTTTTGGTATTACCAATGACTTGACCTTTTCGTACATACGTATTATTAAACGTTTCAATAGTTTGAGCAAGGTCTTGATTAGCTTCGAGAGTACGTAAGGTAGTACCAGAAATTTTATTAAATATCCTGCCAGCGTTACTAAGATGTGCATTAACTTCCTCCGTATCTTTTTTAGTCATAGTGAATCGAGTCATGTCTCTTAACATTGCATCTTGTGACCAAACGTCTTTTGATCTAAAATTAGAAGTATTAACACCGTAAGAGGCTTTCATATCCTCAAAGTTTCTACCAGTGTATGTAGTATGCCAAACAACTCCGATCTTTGCGGCTCTTGCCTTTTTTGCTGCTTCAGTGTTTGTTGGTATAGCATACATTATTGTATTTGGATGGAACGTAAGATATGGTTTACCTTTTATCTTTTTTGTTTTTAAATCACCAGGTCCAAACAAAAAGTCACCTTGAATAACACCTTTAATACCAATATCAGGTAAATATTTAAGTGCCGCTTTTAATTTTGTATTGAGATCACCAGAAGTATCGTCATCAATATCAGAGTTACTCTTGTATACTTTTGGAGATTTGTTAAATATCCCCTTCTTAGCAACAAAAAATTTACCATCACGAGGATCAGTACCACAAAATACAGCTGGTGCACCGTCCCACTTAACACTGACATTTCCATCTTTGACACCTCCTAACATATCTCTAAGAGAACGTAAAGCAAGTATCGCTTGTCTTGTTCCATCGACACCACCATAGAGGACTTTATCCTCAATATGAGTCATATGAGTATTCTTTTGTTCCGTAATAAATTCTTTAAAGTTCATTTAATTTTACTTCAATGATATAATTGGTTTGATTACACCTTGAGTTACAACTTGTATTTGACATTTTAGAGGATTAACTTTTTGTATTGATATAATCGTTCCACCGCTTGCAGATAAAACTTTTTGTTTTCCAGCGTCAGGAAATTCTTTATCTATTTTGCTGCTTGAATTATTTGAAATGAATATTACTTGTTTGTTTCCAAAATAATCCCTACATTCTTTTTGAAACTCTTTATCTAATTTTGCCATTTTTTGCGGATCTCTTTCTCTCATAACCATTATACCAGACTTACCAGGTATTTCTTCCTTACCTTTACCAGTAGTTTTTATTCCATATTCATCTTTCATTTTCATAAGTTCAGTAATAATTCTTTTATAATCGACGCCAGCACCAAGCTTAAATCCACTTACATGTGTCTTCTGTGAATTAACCAAAGCAGCTTTTATTTCATAAGGAGTGGATCCTACTGTCATGTCTATACCACCTGAAGTTCCACCACCTAAATAACCATCATCAAGTAAGAAATAAAGTGTTGCTTCACCAGGACCAACACCTTTTAAGTTGTAATTATGCAACTTGTTATACATTGAAGGATATTTAGATTTTAATGGCTCTATCAAAGCATTTAATTTTTTTACTGTAGGCTGACCTTTAATTGTTTTAGATAAATCAAATTTTGGAAAATAATGTTTTTTTATCAGGTATTGTATTTCGTTTTTAAACTCAAGATTTGTAAAGTTGTTAGGTGATAAGTTAAAAGAGATAACTCTTTCTGCTTTGCTTATAAATTCAGTATTTAAATCTGCTACATTCACAGCTGCCATCTCCTGTATAAAAGTTTTAAATCTTCTCATAACTTTTTCCTCTAGTTATATTATACACTATTTATACAAGTTTGTACATTAAAAAAAGCACCCGAAGGTGCTTTTAATCGTGTATATTTTCGCAGAAATTTTTTATCTCTGGAAAGACACCTATTCTACAATTACCTTTATAGTATTCAATAGGAAAACCGATGAATGCTATAAGAAATATTATTATAAAAATAATAGAAACCGCGCGTTCCTTAAAGAACGACCAAAATTTATTAACGACCACGTTTTTTAAACGTCATACTTTTGTTAAATCTTTTCTTATGAGAAGAATTTTTCTTTCTTCTGTCATGTTCACGGTTACGTGGATCATACATCTCGTAACCACGAATACCATTATCCTTTGCCCATGCAGCAATCATTTCTGGTTTATGTTTACTTGAACTCATTTTTTAAACCTCACACTGTAACTCTTGCCATCATAATTAAAAGTAATTATTGAATGAGAGTAAATTGTTTCCATTGACTCTTTATATCTTGTTAAGTTTCTACATACAAGTTCTGTACCATCTTTTGCCGTACTATTTTGATGACCTAATATGCCACCAATTATCGCACCTGCTGTTCCACCGTCAGGCATGTTCTTAGTAACGTTGTTACCTATGATGCCACCTATGATAGCACCCATAACAGCATCACCAGTCTTATCACCTGATACTTTTCTTTCAGAACAAACTTCAACGTTATAAGGTGTTCTTTTGATTACTGTCTTTTCGTAATCTTGAATATCAATATTATATGGTTGAGTGGCAAATGCACTCTTACCAGTTATAAAGCCACCGACAAACGCTAGCGACCATATAACAATTGTAGCTTTTACAAAAGTTTTCATTTCTTTAACTTCCATAATACATACTCTTCACCATTTGCTTTCATAGTGATAGCAGGAACTCCAGATGGTTTTGTCTTACCAATGTATTCCCATTTATAGCCGTCTTTCATTTGAGCGTTGGCCGTTTCTCTAAACTCTTGAGTGTCAATGCTGAACATACCAAGAACTAATGCTACTATTCCCATATTTATCTCCTTCCCTGGGTTAGAAGGTAGCTTACGCTACCTCCGCAAATTCTAATGCTGTCTTAAGAGCATCTCTTTTTCTGATTTGGTTACCACCAAACCATGAAGAGTATAACCTGTTATCAGGATTTCTACCCTGTAAGTGATCTGTCACATAAGTAACAGAATTAAAAGCCTGCCACCAAGAGCCTTCGGCATACTTAGCACCGGGCTGAAGCTCGATAGCATCAAATGCAGCCTTTGCATTCTTTGAAAGAGTCTCTACTGATAACTCTTGATTTTGAACACGCTTGTCAGCGGTTCTTGGAAAGACTGTATTGTAATACTCTATAAGATTATCTATATTATATCTCTTAGAACCAAGAAACTCAGCCATTTCTTTGTACTGACTTAACTTAGCAGAAGCGATACCAAGAGCCTTCTTAACTTCGTCGGCATTGAACTCTGTTCTATGACCGACTTTGACGGATCTTTCAGCTTTTGCTTCAAGAGATAATGATAAAGTATTGTTACATACCACTCTAATTGGAGTAAACCTCACATCGATAGAGAAACCGTACTTATGCGGATTCGAAAAGAGCAAGTATGACTCGACGGTGTCACCACCAAACAAATCAAAAGACTCTTTAACTTTCGCTAGAGCCCATACGAGCTGACCACCCTTGAGTGAACCTGCTGTATGCATTTCCATATCGCCTTTCAAGACGTACTCGCTGAAGAAGTTGAATGCATCTTCGTTTTGGACAGGATTCCAGACCTGACCGATGTTAGTAAGAACTTTATTATCAGAACTTCTGACTAAAGCCTTCATACCCGTAGGAATTTTTTTGTCGCCTACAGTGACGTATGAATCAATCTGCTCGACTGTCCAGTCTAAGCCAGCTTTCTTCATCATTTGATTCGGTGTAAGATCGTTACTGACCGGTACACCAAGGCCGTGCCAAGGAACTTCCCCTGCGTAAGCCATTGTTTCAACGTTATGAGCCATATTTACCTTCCTTTCTTTATGCTAAAATAATATAGGCTAAAAATAATTCTGCGAACAAAATAACAGAACAAATAAAATATAAAAGTGATTTAAGCATCTTGCGCCTCCGCTTGTTGAGCAGCTCTTTTGGCGTCTCTTTCGTCCTGCTTACGAACGAAATCGTTACCAGCCACACACTGCTTGGTTGTAAGGAAACCAGTCTTTTCGAAAAAAGACAAGAGGTTAGAAGCGAACTCGCTCCAATGCTTACGCTTATTTAAGCCGAATACGAGTCTCCTATTAACAGGACACTGCATGAACCTGTCCATCTTAGCGAGTCTGCTTTGTGGAAACCTTCTGATTTTTTCCTGTCTGAGGAACATTGCTTGATCGATATTCATAATTTAAACTCCCTTTTCAATCTTATAATAATATTATACACTAGTTTCTCTCAAATGTAAACAAAAAAATACACTTATTTGAAAAAATAAACATAACATGTTAACTAGCGTGAAACCCTTTAGTCTTGATTGACCAAAAATGATGTGGCGTGGCATGAGCACGACCGTAGTGAATCTTTCTGAGCGTCCTGAACATGCTTCGAGCTTCCTTCAGAGTCTCGAACTCGAAGATCTCCATAAGTTCATCGTTCTTAAAAGTTCTAATTTCGTACATAATATAACTCCCTTTTTTGATTATAGTTATATTATACTCTATTTTCTCTTAGATGTACACCGTTTTTTTCACTTTTTAGGATTTTTTTTCAGAAGGATTTTTTTCACCGGTAATGTAGTCACGATCGGCATAGAGCTTGTGCCACTCTGGATTCATATCGTAATAGTATTCCTCGGTGTCTCCCAGCCTGTACTCGTTACCGTTCTCGACCTGATAGTACTCGGTACTCACCTTGAAGTCCGGTGTCTTCGGATTCTTCGGAGTCAGACTGTTGTCATACACACGCATACGATTGTTCGGATACAGAGCGTACTGCCCGTTCTCCAACTCTAACAAGTTAAAAGACTTGTGCTCGTCAGGCTGTTCCGCTGTAGAGTAATCAACCTCGTCAGAGTGTATGTGATAGTTATCAAGGGTAGCAATGTATGAACCCTTTACACGCCCGTGGTTCTTTGTCCATACCTCGTAATCCATGGATCCAATGAACTGTTTCTGTATGCAAGTAACACCATAGTCCATACAGTTCCAAAACTGTAGATCCGGTAGAGCCATATCAACCTCCGGAGTCTCAGGACTCGACACGAACGCTGATATCGGTAACTTATCGAAAAGAGCACCGTACTCTGGTAGGAATGTTTCAAAATAGAAGGCGCGACCAGGGATAGACTTCGCAGTTACCCAGTGACCCTCGACGAACTCACCGTGTCCATCCTCGAGGTCTCGTAGGTACTCACGGCGCACCCAAACTTTCTGATTGGGTATATTACAAATTAAATGCGACATAATACTATATATCTCCGAAAAAGGTTACGGGGCGAAAATTTTCCAGGAAAAAATTTTTGGAAAAGGTTTCTGTAAAAAAGTTCTGTTCTCTCTAAAACGCGAACCATACTAGTGCCCTGTTACAGCCCTGCGCGATTCTGCCAATATAAACCCCTATAATAAAGAGTCACACAGAGGCCCGCCGAGTAACGAAACAGTATACTGATATAGTATCTAACCTTGTGGCGCCAGAACGTTACTCTGCGAGTGTCTGAGGGCCGTTGTTCAAGACATCCACCCTACCGACCGATCGGCCCTCTGATAGGGTGGGATACGTTTTATACTCCGACTCTGGTTCCCTGGGTAGTACCACACCTGTAAACCCCGGTGACCTTCACGCTATCTCATTGTCCCTCGGTCACCCTGTCGGTTACTGTCGCTATCCGTAATCCATATATTATACTCCCTTTTTTTCTTTATATACTTATTATACCACGGTTTAGAACGAATGTACACCTTTTTTTTCATTTTTTGTGAACTTTTTTTTGTTATGAGAAAAAAATCTGCGGTCTGCTGCGGACACTAAGGTATGCGACTGTGTGTACGTTTTCCTTAGTTTTAGAGATTTGTATGTAGACGGTGCACATTGTATATTACGCATATATAGTATTATGAAGAGATTTATACAAGACTTCCTATACTATTATAAGAGATTTGGACCAAAGTATGGTTGGTTCTGGTCTCTGGATTATAGTTACTTTAACGCAAGATACTTTAATAGAGACGGTACATGGAGATGAAGTTAACGACGAGAGATCATTTCAGCGTAGGTTTACATGCGATATGTATATGGTTTTCCCTTAAGTTGTGTGTGAGTACCGTACCCTATATAGCGATATATGGTTATTTTTTAATATTAGTTAACGTATGGAGTTTTAACTCATATTGTTATAAGAGAAAGAATGATAAGAATGTGTAGTTTAAGAGATTTACATGTTTACTAATCTTGACCTTAGTTACTCTACACGAATGTTAAGAGAAGAGGCGATGTTAGTACATTACAAGCCGTTTGAGACTGGTCGTAAGACTGGTTCTTGGTTTGATCACGCACCGA